CGGCATCCCGTTCCAAGCGTTTACGCAGAGTGTTGTCGACATGCAGGACGGATCGGGGAACCAACAACTGAGCGCCCCACTCGGCGGAACCTACGTCATGCTCACCTGGTCGCAGATCCAGAAGGCGGCGGAGTCGATCCAGGCGTTTCGCATCCGCAGGATCGGCCGGCGGTGCTTGCTGATATCGCTCGCGAGCCAGCGCGCCGTCTGGTCGGAGAAGGAGCGCTGTCACGTCCGGACGCAGTATCGGTATTACCCGCAGGACGGCGACGAGCCCGTGGCGAAGTACCTGGTTCTTCTGCCGGCGGAGACGGTCGAGCGCTCCGGCGGCCGTGAGTACGTCGAGAAGATGCCGTCGATGCTCGACCGTGACCCGTGTCTCGGAGAGTACGAGCAGGAACCAGAGACGGCTCTCGTATGAGCCCGGAGGTAACCCATGCCCACCCGGGCCCAGATCGAGACCTCGGTAAATGACCTCATCCGCATTCTCAATGAGTTCCTGAACTATTCTGCGGAGTCGGACGCGACCGGCGAGCAGCATTTCGCGCGTCGTGGGAGCCAGGGGTCAACGTCCCACGAGGAGCAGTTTCTAACCAACCTCCAGGCGGACTACAGCTTCTCGAGAGAACTCACGGGCGAGGTCGAGCTATTCCGTTCGTCGCTCCAGGCGGTTCTCGCCCGAGCGCCCGGGCTACTCACGCCTGGGATCCGGGAGTACGGGAAGTTCATCAACGCGCCGGAGACCGACCCGCGCGATATTCTGAACCGCCTTTACGACAACTTCATCACGAATGCGCAACGAGTCCAGTCTCGGAGTTTCACCTTTGGGACCCCGCTCGCGGCGACCTTCAATGTCGGGACCGGCGACGTTTACCGCCTCAACCTCGACGAGAACACGCTCGACATCGAGAACCAGACGCCCGAGTCGAAAACCGCGGTATGCGTCGCCGACGAGCATTCCGGCGCGACTGTCGAGGAGGAGGTCTTCGAGTTCCGTGGCCAGGACGCCGAGCGCGATGGGATTGTCATCGTCGGCAGCGGCCGGAAGAAGCTCATCACGGCGCTTTCGGCGCGCCACAGCCTCGACTTCATCTCAAACCCGAGCTTCTCGGAGTTCGATGGCACTGTCAGCGCCCCCACCGCCATCACTGACTGGACGATTTTCGCGGGCGCCATCGCCGACCTGGCCATCGAACAGAGCAACGTATATCGGGGCTTCGAAGGCGACTCGACACCCTCGGCGCTCCGCTTCGATGGGAACGTCATCATCTGCCAGCCGTTCATCACGCGACGCCTCACGGTCGACCCGAAGGTCCCGATGTATCTCTCCTTGGCGATCTATCGCCCCACCACGGCGACAACCGGGTTCATCAACATCACGGCCGGAAACGGCTTTATCTCGCAGTCGCTTGCGGGGCTTACTCCGGGTTCCTGGAATACGTTACGGGTCTTCGCGCCGACGAACTACCCCGGCAACGACACCTTGAGCCAGCAGGCCTGGTACAAGAATTTCGCCCTTGGAACCGCCAACCCGAACGAGAGCCTCGACATCCAGATCACAGCGCTCCCCACGGGCGAGTTCGTCCTCATCGACGATATAATTTTCGCGCCGATGACGGAATTCGATGGCGGCTGGTACGCGATCTCCGGCGGCAGTAGCACGGTCGAGGGTACGACCGGCTCGACCAGCAGTAGCCAGTTCCGCCGCGACGACGAGTTTACCTGGACGGACTCGGCGACCGAGATCGGCTTGATCCAGAAATGGCTCTGGCGGGCCTTCGGCGTCTACCTCCCCCATACGACTACCACGGGCTCCATTACCTGGGTGGACCCGGTCTGATGCCACTCACGACGCATGTCACCGACCGCTACGGGAGCCGATATCTCGTTCCGCTGACGAACGACAGCTCGGCGGCGACAACGGTCGACGCGGCTCGTCTCGCGCTTGCAGCGGACGACGTGGAGGGCGATTTCACGACCGTACTCGGGCGCGACTATGTCGACACGAACGGCGGCGATGTCTCGGTCGCGGTCCAGGGCGTCATCGGAAAGCTCATTCTCTATATGGGCCAGCACGTCCAAAGCGGCACGGACATGCATGAAGCCTATCTCCGGCGCCTGCGTGGCCTCCGCTCGCGGGTCATCCCGGACTCAAGTTCCTTGATGACGCCCGTCGACGAGCTTCGCGGCAAGTCGACCATTCCTCCGCGCTTCGACGACGCAGAGTTTGACGCCTACCTTCCGAACAGTCCGCAGGGGGGAAGCTAATGCCAGATGACAGCATTTTCCCGGGTCTTGACGGAATGCGCTCGCGCATCGAGAACCCGCGAGGCGCCTTCACAAAGATCGGCGCGATGATGGTCGCCCAGGGCCAGCGGGCGTTCACCGAGCGGCGCCTCGGCGAGTTTCGCTGGCCGGAGCGCTACCCGGGCGAGCCGGAGCCGTTCATCAACAAGGCCGCTGCGCTCCGGGACCTCAACCGCGGGACGCCCGTCAAGAAACGGCGCTTGAACCGACAACCCGTCCTCCGGGACACCGGCCAGCTCCTCCGCTCGCTCAACTGGCGCATCACCGGCCGCCGTTCCGTCGAGGCTGGAGTCGGCTCCGGGCCGGCAAAGCAGTACGCCGGGAAGCACCAACGCGGCGACATCGACTCGCAAAAGGTGAAACCGATCGCACGGACGACGCTCGAGGACCAGATAAAGGGCGCCCGAGGTGAGATGAAGTCTGCTCTGGGAAAGATGCGCTCCGTCGTCGCCGAGGACGAGCTCACGACCCGAATCAACCAGCGACCGTTCATCGGGCTCACGCCACAGACCCGAAAGGATATCAAGGACATCGTCAAAGACTTCCTGGAGGGTTGACGATGGCCATCGGGTCGGTAACCAACTTCATCAAGATCAGCGGACGCATCGCGCACACGCCGACCGACTTCTTGGCGGCGTTTCCGCACGGCGGCACCGCGATGGGCGAGATCCGCGAGGGCGGGCTCGCGTTCAATCCGGAGTTTGAGGCCTTGACGGCCGAGGAGTACGGCGGCACGACGGTCGACTTCGTCCAGCGCGGCCCGTCGGCATCCTTCGGCGCCGTTTTGCGCGAGTTCGACGCGGACGCTTTGGCGGCCATCTTCCCGAACATCGCCACGGGAGCCGCCAGCGGTCGGCCCATTGTCCGCGGCCGGGTATTCGACACGACGACCGGCTCGACGCCGGTTCAGCCGGGCGCGCTTGCGAGTGATCGCGCCGTTTCTCTGGTCGTCAGCCCGCGCGCGACCGACGAGCATCCGGCGATCTACATCCCGAACGCCATCCCGCTCCTCGACGAGGCGGCCACCATGCAGATCAACATCGGCATCGAAGTAGGTTTCGCAGTCCTTTTCCACGCCATTCCAAACTCGGACGGGCGGCTTTACGACATCGGACTTTTGGAGGACCTCACCGTATGAGCGAAGAAAAGGTAGTCAAGATGCCCGAGAGCGAGGGCCAGAAGGAGGCGCCCGCAGTTTTCGACGTCGACCGCGTCATCGCGGACCTTCGGATGTTGAAAGCGACTCGCGAGGGCGACGTTCAGGGGACCGTGTCGCGCCACGTCGACGCCTTCCTCCGCGCGGGCGGCGTCGTCAGCTGGGACTTCTGGAGCCTCCTATCGCCGGAGACTCGCGGGATCTTCGCCGAGTGTGGCGATCAGATCGCCCGGGACCGGGGCCTTGTGCTGCTGCGGGCGCAGCGCCAGCTGGAGCAGGATTCCGCCGTCTCTGGCATTGTCCGCGAGGCAACGGAGGCCGTCGTCGCCAAGTGAACGAGTGGCAACTACTGATGGATCTTAGGGATACGCTCCGTGCGGCGACATGGTCCGGCGGCTCGGCCGTCTGGGGCCAGAATGTCGTGATCTCGGCCGACGAGGACCTCCGGGCCCTCCTTTCGAGCCTCCGGAGCCCCTGTATTGCCATCAGACCGGGCTCAGGCGCCCATGACGAGGAGTTCAGGCAGGAACCGGCCCAGGTAGCCATAGACGTCGGTTTCCGCCTCGTGGCGTCGGTCTCAGGCGATCCCGTGGGGGAAAACGCCATCATCGGCAGCGGACGGGTCTCCGAGACCACATCGGGCGGAAAGGGCCTTCTGGAGCTCCAGGAGCGTCTCTTCGACTCGATCCGGCTCCTCCAGGAGAACAACGGCATCATTATGCAACTGGTCGCCCAGGACGTCGTCAGCGCCGTTCAGCTCGACGAGATGTCCTACGTGAGCTGGCGCGACTACATCTTCCGGGCGCAGATCAGCGTCGCCAAGTTCTTCCCGCCGGCGCGCAGTTTCTTGGCGGTCGACGCCGCGGGCGGAGATGCAACTTTGACCTGGAAGGTCCCGGCGGCTCGGTTTGATCGATACCGGCCGATCATGCGTCGAGCTGCCGGGGCCACGCCTCCCGCGTCGAGCACCGCCGGAAGCGATGTCGTCCTCGCAACCGGGATGCCGACGAGCCACACCGACTCGCCGGGCGCGGGTCAGTTTTCCTACGCGCTCTTCATGGCCTACGACGACCGCGACACGCCGCCGGACTCGGACAAGGACGTCTCTACGTCGATCACCGCAACCGTGACAGTGAACACCTGATGGCCACGAAACTCGACGACGCCATCATCGAAGTCAAAATCGACACGCGCCGGGCCGAGGAGGAGCTCCGCCGCCTCCAGGACGCCGAGAAGAAGGTCCGCGGGCGCCGGCGTGAGTCGACCGATGAGGACCGTAAGCGCGAGCGCGAGGAGAAGAAAGACGTCGAGAAGATGAAGCGGAAGTTTCCGGCCGGGCAACGGCTGGATGCCGAGCGCGCGGGACTTCGTCTGGCTTCTGCGGTTCCCATCGCCGGGGCCGGTATCGCCGCAGCGGCCCTTATCGAGCGCTTCGGCGGCGTCGCGGCTGTCCGCGGCCTTGTCGAGGAGATGGCAAGCGAAGATGGCGGTTTTCTTGAACAGTGGTTCAACGGACTGCTTAAAGGAGCACTGAATCTCACGGATGAAGCTCTACAAACACTTGTCGGTGACATTCGGCAGACGCTTGTCGCGGTCGGGAAAACCGCAACCGACGCCGCGGCCATCGGCAAGGTCGGCCTTCTGACCGGCTGGGATCCGACCGACGGGCCCGGCGCTGAAAACGTCGCCGACTTCCTCAAGTCGACCTATGCCTACCAGATGTCGGTCGAGGGCATGCAACGCCGCGCCCGGAACGAGAGTATGCGGATCATGGGGCAGAACCTCGGCGCGATCTTCAAATCCGGGAGGCGAGGTCAGTAATGCCAGCAGCCGCCCGAGACTTCTCGATCACGTACGGCAGCCTCACCGTCGGCACCGCAGCGCGGCCGATCACAGGGAAGATCAGGACCGAGCGGAACCACGAGGAGTTTTCCCTCGAGTTCGAGTTCTTCACGCGCGCAGCGACCGCCGCAGCCTGGGCCACCGAGATTGACGCCGTCGAGGAGGCCTTCCGGACGCCGAATCAGAACTTTAGCGTCACCGGCGGCGACACGGTTTCTAACGCCCTCTGGGTCGACTTCCGCTCGACGGACACCTCGGTAAGCCCGCAGGATCTCGGCTTCAACGCCCGGCCGACCATCCTGAAAACGGCGCAGGGACACGACACCGCCTTCTCGCGCGTCTATACCGTCCGCATCGTCTGCGAGCTCGAGGCGGACCTCCTCGGCGCCGCCAACGGCCGTATGGGCCGCCGGGCGTCGACGGTGTCTGTTGCCTACACGGCCGCCCGGCGTCGCACAGTGACGATCTCAGGCACCTACACGGCCACATCTGCCGCCCATGGGATCACCGGGGACAACGACAGCAAC